AGTGCACAAATCAAACTCCAAGCTTTTTATGTGGGCGCGTAGTTAAGCGGGATAACTTCTGCCTTGCACGCAGAAATCGGGTGTTCGATTCACCCCGTGTCCACCAAATATTCGGCATGGGCCATGGTGTAAGCCGAGAAGCACGCGCGTCATTCAGACGCTGAGGAAGGTCCGCCAAATTTTGAGATGTAGCCAAGCGGCACGGCAGCACACTGTTAATGTGCCCACCGCAGGTTCGAATCCTGCCGTCTCAGCCAAGTGTCAAGTCCAGACATAAACGGACCCGCAGTGGGAGCGGCCCGCGAGGGGCTAAGCTACAGGCAATCATAAATAAGCACTACCGAGGCTCAACCAAAAAAATTGGTTGGGCCTTTTCTTTTGCTCGAAAACGCAAAGCGTGGTGAGCCAAAGGAAAATGTCGTGAAGTCAGACAAAACCCTGAAGCGTTGGTATAGAAGAATAAATAAGCGCTTCTTCGACAACCAACTAACCAACAACGTATGTGTGCGCTGGGCAAACGAAGCAGAGGCCGCGCACTTCGAAGAAAAATACTTCGGGTGGATGAATGTAGCCGAAGATGGGTTTCATAAATGGTGCATCGTTCTCAGCAGAGAAAAATGCAGCTCACAATCTGTGAAGCTTTTGACTTTGGCACACGAGATGTGCCACGTCTTTACAGGTATGCGGGATGATCATGGGCCAGCTTTTGAGAAGGCCCGAGAGTACATTGCAGACAGAGGTATTTTTAAGAAACACGCTCTAGTGAAGGGCCTGACAATTTTTTAGAAATCTCGTGGCTTAGCGGCTACGGGCTAGGGCTGGAAGAGAAGAGCAAAGAGAGACGGTTTAAGTTTTGACTTGAAGGAAGAGGACTTTCTACCTCTCCCCAGCAAATGCCCCATACTTGGTATAACTTTGGACTACAACAGAACGTCTCTGGGTAACAACTCACCTAGCATAGACAAAGTAGAGCCTGCTTTGGGGTCTATAAAGGGCAATGTTCATATTATAAGCAACAGAGCCAATCAAAAGAAAAGCGACTGGACCTTGGAAGAACTGGAAAGGTTGCTGCTGTACATGAAAAATACAAACCCAAAACACTAGGAGACTCAGCAATGTCAGTAGAAACAGAAGTGAAAGCGGTAGAAGCCAAGGTCGAAGCAGTAGTCAGCGAAGTCAAAGTGGAAGCTACCAAGCTGGTGGAGGAAGCAAAGGCAGAAGTTAAGAAGCTGACGCAAGAGCTTACTGCCGAGGAAAAACTGGGAATTCGTGAGATCGAGAACACGTACCTGAAAGCTCAGATTGAAATTCAGAGGCTGAGCCAGATCACACAAAATGCGCAGAAAAATTTCACCGCGACTGTCGAGAATCTCACCAAGAAATATCTGATCAATCCGGCAGAGATGGTGTTCGATAACGTGGAGCTTATCTTTAAGCGTAAGTAAGGAACAACCATGGAAGACTCAGAAACAAAGAAATCAGAGCAGCCGGAGCAACCAAAAACTCCGGCTGTGGTTGAAGAGGTGATCTCTCACCCTCTAGGCACCAGAATAATGCTGAGAGGTGAGAAGGGAAAGTTCCAAAAGAAGAAAAAGAATACACCCAAGACAGAAGAGATCGTAAGGTACATGCGAGAACTTCTGAACAAGGCAGAGGTCGGTCCTGATGGAAAGATTATCAGCGGTTCTAAGACTCGCTTTCGAAGAATGTTTGATAACATTTTCGAAATTGCTACCATGTCCCCTGAGCAGATTGTTTTCGATAAAGGACAAATCGTATGGGCGGTAGAACCAGAACGCGACAAAGAGGGTAAGATTGTTAAGGCAGGAATTGCGTTGACGACTAAGGACGCCAAATTAGCTATGGCTTCTGTGCAGGCATTCAAAGAATTGATGCTCAGAGCCCACGGTATGCCGTCCAAGAGCGATGAAGAGTTGGATGCGATGAAAAAAGAGGGCGTGAAGATTGTGGTCATAGCCCCGCCAGAAATGGTCAACAAGGAGATCGTAGAAGAGCCTGTAAAAGAGAGATTGGTACCGTCCTTCATCGACGCAGAGATCGTAGAGAACAAGTAAGGACTCAGCTATGCCACGCAAAAAAGTTGTAGAAGAAAAACCAAGGCCCGCCTATTTAAACGAAGATGGTACTCTGGAGATCAGCAAAATCTTCAAACACCAACCAAAACAGACGGAGCTTTTGCAGGTAAGAACGAGAGATGGAGTACCATACATCAGGCCGCTTGCCCCTCAGTGTCTGAGCGTGGGCGGAATCCGATCAGGAAAAACTGTCGGAGTGCTAATGTACTTCATCATGAATTACACATTGGCTTTTGATTGCTGTGACATTCTGGTCCTTAGAAGAACCTTCAAAGAGTTAGAGAGCGGAGCTATAGCAGACTTTAAGACTTTCGTTCCTTCCGAACTCTACACATATGACTCAACCAAGCACGTCGCCACGTTCGTCAACGGTTCAAGAGTAGTCTTCGGCCATTGTCAGAACAACAAAATGCGCGATATTGAGCAGTATTTAGGACAGGCTTACCCAGCAATTCTGGTTGACGAGGCAGGACAATTCTCACCAGATGCTTGGATGATGCTCTATTCGCGTAACACTGTCAACGCTGCTTGCAAAGAAAATAAGAACGGGCACATGCCTATCCCAGTTATTTGGGGATGTACCAACCCTCTGGGACCTTACTACGAATACTACCGTACGGTATTTGTGCAAAAAGAACCTTGGGAAAAACCTGAGAATGCTCGTAAGGATGAAACTAACGGTACATGGTGGGTTAAGGAAACTGGAGAGTGGGTTTGCATATACGACCCGTCTTTATATGCCTACCAGCGATCTACCGTCTTGGACAACATTGAACTGCTCAACAGAGACCCGGGAATTCTTAATAGGTTAAATAGCCTACCAAAAGCCAAGCGAGATAAAATGCTGTACGGTTTGGACGGGACAGTTGAAGGTCAATATTTTGATTGTTTCGACCCGTACGAGCATGTGATCAATCTCAGAGAAGACCCGGATGCCATCATATGGGAACCGTGGCAACCTGTTTGGGGATCACAAGACTGGGGAATGGGACACGCCAACGCAGCTTACCTATTCACAAAGGCTTTGGTTAGAACTGTCGGTAACGACTACAAAAGAAAAGTCGTGTGTTTTAGAGAGCAGGTAACCACCGGTGGGAAAACGCACGTTGAATGGGCAGCTTTGTTCAAAAATATGTGCAAACTACCCAACGGGCAAGAAGTAACTCCGAAGTACATTTACTTCTCTCATGAAAAATTCAGCAAACAAGTCACAATGCACTCTCCGGCTGATGAATACTCGAAAGAGTTGAAGAAAGTCGGACTTCCTCCAGTGCTGAGAGCGACACAGGATCGTATCGGTTCTGCTACGCTCATGTACAACGAGTTTAAAAACGGCAACCTAGTCATTCTGGATAACTGCAAGGACATTATCCTAGCGATACCGTCTTTGATGCGTGATCCAGATGTCCTAGATGACGTTTTGAAGGTTAATTCTCGTGGTGATGACTGCTACGACGGTTTCCGGTACGGTTTTTATGGAATGCTCCGTACACGAGAGAAGCCTGAGGAAGTTTCCATAGAAGAACATGCGAAAACCTTGGACCCACTAGCTGCATATTTCTACCGAGTAAAAATGCTCAGCGAAAGAAGCAAGGCAGACGCTCCATTCGTGCAAAAAGAGCAGCCAGTTTGGATGAGCAAAGCCGGAATGTAGAGGATATAAAATGTCTTTTGATACGCAAGAAACATGGGGCGCGATAATCCGACAGTTTTTGCAGGAGCTTTTTGGAAGCAGGTTGACTGCCCATCTAGAAGAAGAAATGTTGCGCCTCAGAAATGACTATGAAACTCGTCTGCACGATAAGGACATCATCATAGCCTCTCTTAGGGAAGAAAAAGCTATGCTCTCTTCCAAGATTAATGTGTATGAGATGACCATCATGCCCCATGCTTCGCGCGCAGGGGCCGACGTGATAGCTTACCAGAAGCCAAAGAAGCCAAATTTCGACTTCCTTGACATGGGTACAGTGAAATCTCGCTGGGAACAGTACCAAGAAGATTACTACAAAGAGGAAGCCGCAAGAGAAGCGGCAGAAAAAGCAGCAAGGGCTAGTGAGAAAGAATCAGCCGCCACTGCAAAAGGATAATATATGGCAGACAAGAAAGAGAAGAAGTGCAAGTGCGGTGATTTCCAAAATTTCTCAGTCAGTAAAGCTGAAAATGGCTACAAAATCAGCGCTTGCTTCGAAAACAAGAAGACGTTGGGAGCAAAAGCAGGGTGGTACCCATCCTCATGCTCTTATAAGGAGTTTGTAGCGACGAGTAAACCAGAGATGTTTTCGCGTTTGGAAAAGATTTTGAGCAACGATTGTGGTTGTGAGTAACGGCTGAGGCCGAGGAGAGATTCAAAATGTTCAAAAGTAAAGATGGAAAATCGTTTGGCTCGGCTTATGTAGCTAAAAGGCGAGACAAGGAATTGAGTGCCCCAGAAAAACCTATGGCATCTAGGGAAGAGCCAAGGACAAATAGCGAAGGGGAAGCTTTGATGTCAAAGGCGAATGCAAATGCGCCTGATAATGACGTTAAGAGTAGCCCTGAGAATGTTGACCCAAGTGCGGTGGTAGCAGAGCATGGTCCAGCGACCGATGTGCATATCCATAGCGATATGAAAGCCAATGAGCACCACGTAGTCAGCCATCACAAATCTGGGCATGTGCATCACAGCAAGCATTCGAGCGCTCAGGATGCACATAAAGCGGCTGCGGTGTTAGCCGAGGCGAGCGACCAACCTTCCGGCAGTCCAGAAAGTGACAATGCGCCAGAATCAGACGGCTTTACTATGCCGAGATTGGCGTAATTGAGGAGAGTTCAATGTATCAAAGCAAAACTGACCCTAGCCGTAAATTCGGCTCAGCGTTTAGAGGGTCTCGCTTCGACAGCTACCATGGAACTGAACAGCCTGCCGGGAATAACGAGAATGAAACCTCTACACCACAAGAAAAAGGAGCCAGCGCAGCAGATGTAGCAAAGGCGCATAGCCCAGTGGTGCATACGCACATCATGCACGACCACGAAGGTAACAAACACACCGTTACTTCTAAGAGAGAAGACGGAACCTCGGAAGTTGTAGAGCACGGTAGCGCAAAAGAGGCACATGATTCCGCTGAAAAACTGGCTCTGGAGTCTTACGGAGAGGGAAAAAGCGCAACGGACGTAAAGAAGCGCGAGCATCCCGACCAGCAAGGCGCAGAGTCCGAAGAGCGCGGATACTTTAGCCCAGATTTGGCGTAAGGAGCACATTATGCCATTCGTAAGCGCTAAACAAAGAGCGTGGGCGCACGCCAACCCAGAAAAACTGGGAGGAGATAAGGCAGTTGCCGAGTGGGAATCACATACACCTTCACATCTCCCCAAATATAAACACGGGGAGACCACTTCTCCAAAATTGAAGAAGAAATTCGCATATGTGGCGAAGAAGTAAGGAGGATTTATCTATGCCTATAGGAATTGGCAGGGTAAAAGAGAAATTGGTGCAGATAAATTCCTCCGCTGTACACGGGGAACCCGGAACGGGATATGAAGGTCCTAAGGATGGGCCATTTTCATGCAGCACTTGTGAGTATTTCAACAAAGCAGACAGCACCTGCGGACAAAAAGATTTTTTAGAGAAAACAAAACGCCCTAAAACATCGGAAGGACGAGCCAAGGTAGATGCAGAGGGTTGCTGTGTGTATCATGAGACGGAGAAATAGTTATGATCGGCGTAGCACATAAGAAGTGGGCACAAAAAGCCTCAGAAAAGATGAAGAAGAAAGGAACCGAGGGATCGTTCACTAAATTGGCCCATGAAGCTGGTTACGACTCTCCTTTGGAATATGCCAAGCACGTAATGGCTGCTCCAGATAATTTTTCCTCATCGACAGTTAAGAAAGCTAATTTCGCAAAGAACATAAACAAGTAAAGGAAACAACCATGGCAGAAAGCACATCGGATAAGACTGCGAATAACTACACGGCTACTGCTCCGTCTAACCCAGCCCTGCCATATGAGCAATCTGAAAAACCTCAGGACAGTCCTTTGGGAGTGTATGCTCCTATCGAGTATAGTAGTGAGCCATTTGCAGAGTTGAGTGAGAAAGCGCAGAACGCTTTAATGCAGCTCGATCTTTTAGCTACCAAAACAGATGTTGCGGCAAGGCGTTTTGAGGTAGAGCAGACATGGGAAGCTCTGCATTTTGATCGTGGCTATCAGCATTTGCTGAGGGGTAGGCAGGGTGGATGGATTCTTCCCGGTCAAGCATCAGGATTTGGACCAACCTCTCAGAAAAACAACAATACCATCTACGACACTAATATTTACAGCAGTAAAGGAGACATAATCACTGCTGCTTTGTCTAGAGAAGTGCCGAAGGTAGAATTTTTCCCAGCAAACCCAGAATACGGGCCGGACATCATCGCGGCTGAGGAAGCAGAGAAGTTCAAAGGTATTTGGGCGCGCAATAACAACCTACATGCATTACTTATGCAATGCGCCCGCATCCTCTGGAATGAAGACAGAGTTTTAGCGTGGACTAGGTACGAGCTTAACGGACAACTGTACGGATTCGAAGATGAGAACAACGACGACGCCCCAACCGTACCGGAAGACATCCTAAACCCGCCAGATGACGCACCCACAGGGCAAGAAGGTCTGGATGAATTTTTAGAGCAGACCGAATCTCCTTTGGGAGTACCCGAGGAAGAAGAAAACGAGAACGGAGAAGAAGGCGGCGAAAAGAACGAAGAACAGCCTCAAGGCCCAGCCCAAAGAAAAGCTAGGGGAAGAGAAGTGACTACGCTGTATGGGAAATTGGATCACAAAGTTCCCTTGGCAGTGGACAATCTCAAGGACATGCAATTTGTCCAAATCTACGAGGACTTGGATGTCGTAATCGCAAAGGCTAAATTCCCTTGGATTGCTGACAAGATAAAACCCGGGTCCGATGGTCAATCAGAAGTAGAGTTGGATAGGATAGCTAGAGAGAATACTAGGCAGGCAGTGCTAGGAGCCTATGTAACCGGCGATTCGCTGCAAAATCACACAGTGGTTAAACACTCATGGTTTCGGCCTAGCATGTTCATGTCTAATAGTATTTCGGACGATGTAAGAGCTGAGCTTTTCGAAGCATTTCCCAATGGATGCTTGCTTGTAAAGGCCGGAGCCAACTACGCGTATTCCAAGAATGAGAAGCTGGATGACCATATTGCCATCGCTCATGCTTTCTCAGGCAAAGGTCAGAATAGGTTGGCAATGGGAAGCGCGTTGATCTCAGTGCAGAAGAGAATCAACGATTGGGTAGATTTGCAAGATGACTTCTTTAAGCGCACGGTGCCTAAGAAGTGGATGAACGCTGAAGCGTTTAATCTAGACGCCATAAAAAATCAGACCAACATTCCCGGGTCCATAGGAGGCTTTCAACCTCAGCCGGGGCTTACTGCCATGGATCAGTACATCATGGTAGAGCCCACCCCACAACCGCAATCATCTCTTGCAGATTTCATTAAGTGGTTTTTAACCACCTTGTCAGAGGAGATTACTGGAGCGCTTCCTTCTTTGTTTGGAGCAGCCACAGGTGAGAACACCGTAGGCAACGCTGTCATACAAAGAGATCAGGCATTACAGAGAGTGGGATGTCCATGGAATAATATTCAGACTTTGTTTGCTGAATGTGCTCGTCATGCAGTAGCTTGTGCGGCTGATTGTAGAGAAGGAAGAGTTCTTACTGAGTCTTTGCCGGGAGTTGGAAGAGTATCAGTTAATACTTCTAACTTGTCTGGAAACGTTCTTTGTTTCCCAGAGTCCAACCCAGCTTTCCCAGAATCGTGGGGACAGAGAGAAGCAAAACTTCTTTCGATGGTGGACGCAAGCGCTAACAACCAAGCCTTAGCACAGTGGATGTTTTCCCCTGCCAATTTGCCTGTATTACAGGACGGCATACGTATGAAGGCGTTCAAAGTGCCGGGGGCCACTTCGATAACTAAGCAGAAGGCAGAGTTTGAGATACTGCTTCGTAGCGGTCCTATGCCTAATCCTCAGGTTCTGAAAATTCAGAGCACTTTACAGGATGCGGCTGAAGATATGAAGCAGAAGATGGCTACGATGCAGCCTGTTACACCTCAAGAATTACAGATGGTGCAGCAGTTACAGCAGATGGAAAAAACCTTGCCACCTATGGTTAGCACGGTGCCTGTAGCACAGGACGAAAGTGAGCTGCATTCTATAGAAGCTTCACAATGCTTGGATTGGATGAATAGCACGGAGGGTCAGAAGTTTAAGTACGGAAAACCAGAACAACGGGCAGCGTACCAAAACGTACACCTACATTGGACTGAGCATATGGAGATGGCAAAGAAAATTGCCGCAGCCAATGCTCCATCTGTCAACAAACCGCCATCAGAAAGCATTAGCATAGATGTAAGCAAAATGCCACCAAACGTTGCGGTGCAAGCATTAGCCAAAGCTGGAGTGCAAGCAACACCCGCAGATTTCCAGCAACATGCAGCAGAGCAGCTTAATCAAGCTGTCCAAAAGAAAGCAATCCCAGAAGCGCTGAAGAATGCAGGTAAGAAAGAATCAGAAGCTTCTGTGCAACCGCGTCAGTTAAGGAGATAAAGGATTCCCATGTCGGACAAACGTTTAATTGCAGTTCTCGTTCGGCATGGGGATACCGATGTCAACGACGCAAATCAATTTCGAAGTAGATTAGACCCTCCTCTTAACGATGAGGGCATATCTCAAGCAGAAAGATTAGCCGAGGCTATGTACAAAGCTAATCTTGAAGTAGAGAGAGTAATTGCAGGGCCGTTGCTGCGTACGGTACAAACAGCAGACATTATAGCCGAGAAATTCGGCCTTAATGTGGAACAAAATCGAGGGCTGATATCTTGGTCCTTGGGTTTTCTTTGTGGTCAAGATAAAGATGAGTACTCAGAGCTTCTTGACTACTACATTGATCACCCAAAAAGCGTACCACCAAAAGGCGAATGCCTAGACGACTTGGAGCAGAGAACTTTTGAATTCTTCAACGAAGAATTGAAAAAAGATGAACTCACAGTGTTCGTGACACACAATTCCAATTGTGTAACTGTAGAGAGCTTCATAAGCGGGACCAAAGCCGGAAGACCAGAGTCTGGAGAAGCAACAGTAGGCCCGGGCGGTGCAATAGGAATTTTTGTAGATGAGAAAGGGCAATACTCTACCGAAGTAATGTTCGGTGAAGAGAAGGAAGCCAATTTTGAAAGTTAAGACTCAAGGAAGGTAAAGGTAAAGACTCATGAGCGAGAGCGTAATCGACTTCGCAGGACTGGACTCAGCAGCAGCAGCGGCAAATACAGAGGTGGTGGAAGCTCCACCGGTAGACTCAACTGTAGACGCAACAGTGGATAAAACTGTAGACACTACAGACAAGGTTGCAACTACAGATAAAACCGACGCCACCAAAATAGCCTCTGCGACAAAAGAAGGAAAGCAGCAATACAACAGTGACGGAACCCCTAAGGAAACTAAGACTGAAGTTGTGGAAGAGGACCTCCCCGGCACAGAAAAGACACCCCAAGAGATTCGTAGCCTGCTTAAGGCTATGCGGGACGCTGACCCTAAGAACGTGGCAGCGGTAAAGCAGTTGCATGGTGCTTTTGAGCGTTGGGAAGCGGCCAAAGAAATTTACCCCGGTGGGGTGAATGAAATGCGCGCGGCCAAGGAATTTCAAGACCTAGTTGGTGGACATGAAGGTCTGGAGAAACTCCAGAACACCGTGGCCGCAGCAGAAGCTAGCGACTCACAGTTGTACGAAGGCAGCTCAGAGCTTATCGACAACATTGTTGAAGATTTGAAAGCCAACAATAAATTGGATGCACTTGGTAAATTAGCCCCCGCATTTTTGGATGCAGTTAAAGCCAACGATGAGAAGGGTTATTATGCAGCTTTTGCTCCACATTTTATTGCTGGATTGGAAATGGTCAACATGCCCGGGGCCATTGATGGCCTAGTACGAGCACTAGCTGACCCGGACCCCGCCAAGGGAATCGCAGCAGCCAAGGGTATTGCTGATGGGTTGAAAAAGTGGTATACAGACCTCGATGCGGACAACAAGAAATCAAAGGAGAGTGTAGTTTCTCCTGAACGCAAGAAGCTGGAAGAAGACCGTGCAGCGTTCCTGAAGCAGCAAGAGGACTTCAAGACCAACCAATCTACGGAATTTAAAAACAGCGTAGCTAAGGCGTGCGAGAGTGTCAACAACAAAACCCTCGGTGCAGAGCTTGGTCCATTCTTGAAGATGCCCTTTTTCAAAGGCTTCGGACGAGAGAATTTGATGCCTCTCGGAAACACTATCAAAGCCAACTTGTTCGCCACCTTGAAGGCCGACAGCGCGTATCAGGCGCAGATGAAAGCCATGTGGGGAGCAAAAACACCCGATAGAGCCAAAATCGAAGAGTACCACAAGGCTCGTGTGACATCCATCGCTAAGGACATCGTACGCGACACAGTGCAGAAGATGTACCCGGGATATGCTAAGGGTGGAGCAGCAGCCGGTCGAGTAGCTGCCGCAACAGAGAAGAAGGAAGCCGCAGCCAAGGTTGAGGATAAGGCAGTAGCAACAGGCAAGCCTATCTATGTGGCCCAGAAACCGGCGTGGGATACCATCGACTGGGATAAGGACCCCAAGCAGCTTCTCTACATCACTGGAAAAAGCTACTTAAAAGGCAGCGGTAAATACGTCACTTGGAGAAAATAACGATACAAAATCTCAGACCTTGATCAGTCTGGGCTAGAGCATGGGGAGTCCCGAATCTCCCCTGCTCGACCTTTCGGGAGGTAAAATGTACGAAGAAAAATCTACAAGGGCGGGAAAACATCTGCCCGCTAAGAAACCAAGAGTTTTGAGTAATGAGTATGCTGCGGTTTACGCACGTAAATGGAGAAAAGAAAATCCAGATGCGTGTTCAGTTGTGAGTTGTCACAGGCCCCGTGTAGCTGGGTCTCTTTGTGAGTATCATAGGAAAACCCATTACAAATCCTCCAGAAAGAGTTCTGAGCGTAGGAAGATTAGAATCCTGACTTATTATGGAAAGCGTGGTAAGCTACAGTGTTGTTGGAGAGGCTGTACAGTATGTGACCCTGACATGCTCTCCATAGACCATAAGAACAACGACGGAGCTACAGATCGAAAGACTGGATATGATGGATGCGGCTCTGGTTTGTATCGTAAGTTGGAAAGAGAAGGATACCCTGATGGGTTCCAAACTCTATGCCATAATCACCAATGGAAGAAAGAAATTTTACGGCGTAGAGCCGTTTAGGAGAGCTAAATAATGTCAACACCAACAGCACAGGAATATCCTATTTCTCGCGCGGGCAAGCCAATTAACCTAGGCGATCAAGTCACCGTCCTAGGTACGGTCAGCGCGGTTACAGGAACTGGATCGGACGCTACCCTGACTATCACTTTGGTAGGGTCGGGCGGGTCCATCAGTGCAGAGGCGCGGGATGTGGGCGCTTCTTCGCAGACCCTGTAAGTTGTAAATTCAAATT